GCCTGGGTGTAAGGCACTCAATAAAGGGAATATCACATTTGGAAATAATACTAAGATTGTTGCAGCAGCGACTTCTGGTTCTTCTATTCGTGGTCTATCAGTGAATCTTCTTTTCCTTGACGAGTTTGCTTTCGTTGAGAATGCTGCGCAGTTTTACACATCGACATATCCAGTTGTATCAGCAGGTAAAGAGACAAAGGTTATTATTACTTCAACCGCGAATGGTGTCGGTAATGTTTTTCATCGTCTATACGAAGGAGCTGTACAGAATACAAATGAGTTTAAAGCATTTCGTGTAGATTGGTGGGATGTTCCTGGTCGAGATGAAGAATGGAAAAGACAAACGATATCAAATACTTCAGAACGCCAATTTGAACAAGAGTTTGGTAACTCCTTTCACGGTACATCAAACACTTTAGTATCTTCTAATACACTTCTCAGTTTGAAGGCTGCTGAACCAGTTGAATTTCGAAATGATGTGTCATACTATGAGAAGCCTAAAGAAGGTGTTCGATATGTCATGACAGTTGACGTTTCGAAGGGAAGAGGACAAGACTATTCAACGTTTAATGTTATACGTATCGATGATCTTGGCTTCGCGCAGGTATGCACATATAGAAATAATCTAGTGTCTCCAATGCTGTTTCCAGATATAATCGTTAAAGTAGCTACTCTCTATAATAATGCGATGGTCGTAATTGAGAATAACGATGCTGGTCAAGTTGTATGCAATCATGTGTATTATGATTATGAATACGAGAACATGTTTGTTTCGTCATCAGTGAAGTCAAACGGTATTGGCGTAATGATGACAAAGAGAGTAAAGAGGATCGGGTGTTCGAACCTAAAAGATATTGTTGAATTGAATAAACTTCATATCGTAGATGCCAATACTATTAGTGAGCTATCAACATTCGAAGTAAAGGGTGGAAGTTATTCCGCTTCTACTGGAAATCATGATGACTTGGTTATGAATTTGGTCATGTTTGCATGGTTTGTATCTTCTGATGCATTCGGTAACATGAGCGATACCGATTTAAAGTCGATGCTATATCAAGATCGAGTAAGAGAAATGGAAGACGATGTAATGCCATTCGGTATAATCAATGATAGACCTACTACGAATACTACAGTTGTATACGAAGATATGATAAACGCAGTAAATGAATGGAACAATCTCTAAACATTCAATGTTATAAATAGAAATCTAATCGAATTGAAATACATCTTATTATGATTCTTATTATACAACTATAAACAACTGAAAGGAATAACAACATGGGTTTTCAAGTATCACCAGGAGTCGAAGTAAAAGAAATCGACTTGACAAATGTAATACCTGCAGTATCTACCTCTATTGGTGGATATTCCGGATATTTTCGCTGGGGTCCAGTAAACGAAATTAATCTCGTGAGTTCTGAAAAAGAACTTGCAGGTATATTCGGTACACCGGACGCTGCTCACACACAATCGTTTTTAACTGCTGCATCATTCTTAAAGTATGGTTCAGCTCTTAAAGTAGTTCGCGCAGGTAATGCTGCACTAAAAAATGCATATGCAGGATCTTTTGAGACACCAACCGGAGGCATTCAGTCAATCACATTTGATGTTGCTCCAGTAGAATTCGAGGATCTAAGTAGTGCGGTTACACTAGCCGTGTCTCAAGCCGCTGGCGGTACTGGTGCTGAAGCAAAGCTTACGCCGAGCTATAGTCCTTTCGCCGCGACAGGTTTTGTTCCTGCTCCTGCGATATATGAAGTCGATACACTCTCTGGCACACTAGCCTCGGGGAATTATTCAACTACAATTGAAGGCCAAACTCTTAATTTCTCGAGTAATGGTTCGGCTCTTACTGTCAATGATAACGTCACCGGAGTTGATGGTACAGTAGCATCATTTGATGTTAATGAAGTGGTTACTTATCCTCTCACTCTTACATGGGATGCTGCAATCACCACCGCTAATGTTATTACAGCCGTCGCTCTTACATCTGGTAGTATACCTGATGGCTCTTATACATTAGCCATCCCAGACGCCACTGGTGGTGATCTTGAGTTTACTAGTGTTAGCGATTCGCTAACCATCACCACTAACAATGTCAGCTACGACGCAACTAATGCTGCAGCAGTAGCAGCAATTGATTTAGTTGTTACTACTACTACATCAGTTACAGTAGATGTTACATACGCCCAAGAAAATGCAATTGCAGATGGTGATGTTCTCAACCTAGTTTCTAGTGTGGATAGCCAACCATTTACTGTTACTTATGATACAGTGAATGGTAATAGTGTCACATTGGGTAATTTCAGTCCCGAGGCTACATTTGGTGCCCTATCGCTGTCAGCCACAAACGCACTAAACGTTGTAGTTGGTAGCTTTACCATAAGTTATTCTGTTAGTCAAATTAATGTACCCTATGCAGGTCAAAATTACGATATCCCAACTATCACTGTTAGTGTCGATGGCACCGATATCGATCAAGGTGGACTATTAAACATCGATGAGGCTGAGAGTTTTGCTAATGAAGCAACGTTCATTCCGAATGCTGAAACCTTCGAACTAGAAACAAATCTTCCTGGTCTGTTTTTCGCTAGATATGCTGGAGAAGTTGGTAATTCATTACAAGTAACTGTTATTAATGCTGGCACATTCGGTAATGGTGATGGAGCTGCCTCTTCATTCGACTCAGCTCCACTTGGTAGCAATATTCATATTCTTGTCACACTCGACGGCGAGGAAGTTGAAGCATGGTCTGACATGAGTATAACGCCTGGTGCTAAACTTGACGACGGTACAAATAACTACTTCGCAGATGTTATTAATGCTAGATCAAATTGGTTCTATGTTGCTCGTCCATCACAAGCTTCTGCTCCTGCTACATACATCTTCCAAGATGGTGCAGATTGGGACGGTGTTCTTGATGCGTCTGACGTCACAAATGGTCTAGAGCTTTTCCGCGATGTTGAAACTGTAGATGTAAATCTTCTGTTCTCGATGGCTGATACTTCTGAGACTTTACTAATTGGAAAGGCTGTTCAAGATATTGCTGTTGATCGTAAAGATTGCGTAGCATTTGTATCTCCTACAATAGCTGCTTCTACACAAGGTACCGCTCAAAATCGACTTGACGGCGTTACAGATCAAATCGACAACCTCACACGAGATACTGATGGTTCTTATGCTGTATACGACTCAACTGCGTTGTATGTATACAATAAGTATGCTGATACTTATTCTTGGATCCCAGCTTCTGGTCATATAGCCGGTCTCTGTGCCAAGACTGATGATCTTGCAGAACCTTGGTTCTCTCCAGCTGGATTGAATCGTGGTGGTCTTAGAGGCGTTACTAAACTTGGGTTTAATCCAAATAAGTCGCAACGTGATACTCTTTATAAGAAGGGTGTTAATCCAATCGCGAACTTCCCTGGTAACGGCATCGTTCTCTTCGGTGATAAGACTGTACAGTCTAAGCCAAGTGCGTTTGATCGTATCAATGTACGTAGATTGTTTATCGTTCTCGAAAAAGCAATTGCAACTGCAGCAAAATATCAACTGTTCGAACTGAATGATGAATTCACTCGTGCGATGTTCAGAAATATGACAGAGCCTTTCCTTCGGGATGTTAAAGGTCGCCGTGGTATTACTGACTTCTTGGTTGTATGTGATGAAACCAATAATACAGGTGAAGTGATTGACACTAACCGTTTTGTTGCTGACATCTACATCAAACCAGCTCGTTCGATTAACTTCATCACACTTAACTTCATTGCTACACGCACAGGAGTTGATTTCTCTGAAATCGTTGGTAAATAATTAACATTAGAAACTTAAAATAAAGGAAAAAAATTATGGCAACATTATCAGTAGATGATTTCAAAGCTAAGCTTATCGGAGGCGGCGCGCGCGCCAATCTCTTTAAGGTTATCATTAACAATCCGCCAGTAGGAGCCGGTCTTAATACCGAACTACTGTCGTTCACATGTAAGGGCGCTCAACTACCTGGTTCAGTAGTAGCACAAATTGATGTGCCTTTTCGCGGTAGACAATTAAAAGTTGCGGGTGACCGTACCTTCGAAAATTGGACTATTACAGCATACAATGAAGATAAGCAAGATGTTAGAAATTCATTCGAAAATTGGATGAATATCATTAACGACGTTAAAGAAAATTCTGGGGAGAAAAATCCTCGGAATTATCAAGCTGACCTGATTGTACAGCAGCTTGATCGTCAAGGAAAAACAACTAAGGAGTATGATATCCGCGGTGCTTTTCCAGTAAACATCAGTGCAATTGACCTCGCATACGACGCAAATGATGCGATCGAAGAGTTCACTGTTGAGTTTGCCTTTCAGTATTGGCAGACAAAAGTAGCGAACTAAGTCTTATAGACATTACATACTTCCCGCTCAGGTCCAATCCCTGAGCGGGATTTAATGTATAAATAACATTATGGAATTATTTGGATATCAAATTACAAAGAGACTCTCATCAAAGAGAGATATAGAGAAAGACATTAAGTCCTTTGCGCCAAAACCTGAAGAAGACGGTGTTTCTTCTACAGTTGCCGCTGGTGGATATTATGGACAATATGTTGATTTAGATGGTTCAGCTTCATCGAACGATCAAGACTTGATCATTAAGTATAGAGAAGCAGCTCGCCAACCTGAGTGTGACTCAGCGGTGAGCGATATTGTTGATGCAGTGATTGCATCGAGAACGAGCGGAAGCCCATGCGAGATCGATTTAACCGAGCTCGAGCAACCAGATAGTATTAAAAAGAAGATTGTCGAGGAATTCGGCAACATACTATCGCTTTATAAATTTAATAAGAATGCTGAACAGATGTTTCGGCAATGGTATATCGATGGAAGAATATATTTTCATATCATCATCGACGAAAAGAGCCCAAAAAGAGGAATTTTAGAAATACGTCCTATTGAATCTACCTTTATGAAGAAGGTAAAGGAAATACAGACTGAAACAGATACTAAGACGAATGCTACTATACAGAAGGTTGTAAGTGAGTATTATA